GCACGGGACACGGAAACTGGATGGTTAGACATAAAAGATGTGATAAATGCTCCGTTAGCCGTGTGTCAAGAAGTAGGGTGGATGATACATAATAATGAGGAAAAAGTTATTATTATGCGCTCTTACAGTAAAGATAAAGACGATATATCAGGCGGTGGCGCTATCGCTATACCTAAAGGTTGGGTAACAAAAATAGAATATTTAGAGGTGAGTTATGGAGAAAGAAGCAACAATCAATAGTTTATTTGGCGAGACTATTTATTGCACTAACGTAGATAATGATAATCAAACAATAGCTAAACACATAGAGTCTTTTGTAAAAGAAAAACCAGGTAGAACAGCAGCAACTACTGATGTTAAAGGTAACACCATGTTTACTGATTTAGAAGAAGCAAAGGATAATTTACATAAAGACAAGAAATATTCTACTTTGTTTATAAAATTAAAGAGATCTATTTTAGAGTTTATGACGGCAAAAGGATATAATCCTGATAAATTTGATGTTCATATAACAAAAGCATGGGCTACTTACACCGTTAAAGATCAACACATTGCTAGTCATAAACACACCGCTAGTCACTTTAGTTTTGTTTATTATGTACGTAATAATGATATGGGTAACATACGTTTTGAAAAAGAATTAGCCGCACAAACAGGTTTATTTATTCCACCAACTGATCAATATATTGTTGATTGGAATCAATTTAATTTTTCTAGTTACATTATTCCTGTAAGAACAAATAACTTAATAGTGTTTCCTAGTGGGTTATTGCATTACACAGAAGTAAATACAAAGGAAGAGGCTAGAATAAGTATTAGTGGTGACATACTATTAACAATGAAACCAGGTATAAAAACAGAACACTGTATACCTCATCCAAATGGCTGGGACACTATTTCAAATTAGTTGTCAAGAAAACAATTATAAAAAGATTACTTGATAATAATGACAGACGTGTTTAAATTAGATCTCACCCAAAAATTAAATCAACAGGAGAAAATATGGAAAACCAAGAAATATTGAAGGCCATAGCTGTCCTCGCTGACAAGGTGAGTCGCTATCATGAACGTTTATTAGCAGTAGAAAGAGATCACAAGAAACACGTTGACGGATGTTCGTGTCAATCTCAACCTCCTAGTATGGGTAGACCTTTAACAGAAGACGAAAGAATGTTTGTTCAAGAAAATATGGCAAAACATAAGGCGGCAGCAAATGGACAATAACTGTCCAGCTTGTGGCTGTGATCTAGATAAATGTATATGTGATGATTTTTGTGAAAACTGTGGCGCTTAGTCGTCTTCAGTTTTTCCAAATACATCAGGTAACTTTGTTACCTTTACTTGTATATTAGTTTCAATGTCATCGGCTGTTGTATCTGTTTCTGGATTATCTACATCAGCTTTAGCTGCTTCTTCCGATTCATAATCTAAACCAGTTTTTTTATTTTTTACTTCTCGGTGAACTTCAGGTTGTAAAATAGCTACTTCCTGACCTTCAACAATTTCTTTACCAATTTCTTTTGATTCTTGTACTTTTTTAAATGCCATTATGTTATCTCCATTAAACTTACTACTATTTTTACCGCACCTGTTAATTTAATTGCATCAGCTTGTTCTAATACAATAGGTTGCGTTAAAACTTCTGTTTCTGCTCCATCAGCTAAACTATCCTTATATAACTCTATTTCTAAACTACTATTGCTACTATCCATCATGGTCACTGTTGTAGCAACAGCTCCTCCTGATTGATTAGATAACCGAATACTTTTAACTAAAGCTGTTGTCGGAGCAACAGGTGGTTGTGAATTTTGATCTGCGGTTGGAACAGTATATATAGTGCCTGTTGCACTACCCGATCTACTTATAAATAAATCAACCAAGAAACCACGTCCTTGCTGTAGATTCATCTTTTAAGTCTTGTTGAAAACCAAAATTTAATTGTTGAACTATTTGTTCAAGCAATCTTGTTAATATATCAATCACACTAGGTTGATATTCAGGAGTTGCTTGAGGAAATCTTGTTGTTGTAATCTTCGCCATTATCTACCTCCATCTGGTTGTACGTCTAATCGTAATGTTCCATATCGCCATTTATCACCAACAGCGTCACTGTCAATACGTATATTAGCTTGTCTTCCTCTACCTCGTAAATCAAATTTTTCTGTTGTTGGAACAACGGTTCTTACCACAGTTGTACTTGTTGTTGCATTTGGATATGTTTTAAATCGTAATGTTAAATCTACGGATCCTGTTAAACCTTTAAAGTTTGGTATACCTCTTCCAATATGTAAGAAAGGTTGTCCATCTGCAATATCAAAGTCTCCAGATTCAATAAAAGCATTAATTGGCAATGTTACATTATCATCACCTGTTTCATGTTGATATAACGTGGTAGCTCCTGCTGTTAATCCATTAATAACATTGTTAGTTGCAATTTCTGTTGTCGAATATTCTGTAGCATATGGCTTTTGATACACGCCATAATCTTGCCATGTTGTTCTAGCTAAACTACCTGTTGACCAACAATCTTCTAAATAATTATATGTAACAAATCGATCTATTTGTGTTGCATTATTAGATGTATAGAACCATGTTACTTCATTAAACTCTGAGTTAACAGCCGCAAAAGTTTCTGGTTGATTTGTAATACTAAAATCTTCAAAGACATAATCTTGTACACTACAAGGCATTTTTGCAATAGCACCATCAAATCTATAAAAAGAATTCTGTGACATCCAAAAGGCTGTGCCATTAACATCTACTGCTGAGTGTAAAGATACAGCTCCACAGTTTGCTCCTATTTGCGTTAAGTTAAACGTAAAAGGTGCACCAACAAATTGTAAGGCATTTAAACTTGTGTCCGTCCAAACTAATACAGCGTTACGTGAACGCACAGCCGTTATAATTTTTGATCCGTCTTGTATTCTAAATGAACCTGCTGTGTTTGTAGCTGTAGGAATCCATGTGTTGTAATCTTCTTGTGAAGCAAATCGTAAAAATAAATCATCTTGTGTAGTGCTTGAACCAATTGTTGTTTCTGTACCAAATAAAAATACATGCCTATCAGGCATTGATACTAAGTTAAAACGTGAAACAGTAGGCGCAGCAGAAATAACGGCGGCAGGCGTTCCTGTGCCAACAGACGTATCCCATCTAAAAGTATTTCCATTATTAACTGTTGCTAATAAATCCTCACCAAAGTTATCAAAAGACCAGTTACGTCCTTCGATAGTAACGTTAGACGTAGAACGAGCCGTGCCCCATGCTTCTTTACCCCACTCATATGTACCCCAACCATAACCATATTGTGATACGGCTGTACCAACAGATATTTGATATGTCGCTGTCGCTGTCTCCGCTGATGCTCCTGTGCTTGTTGCATTCGCTGCCGCTGTAATTGTATATGTATTGGCTGAAGGCACAGTTAGTATTTCATACTCTGCATCCATCGTTGCTGCAGGAATACCATTCACCGCACCTGACGTAGAAGATATAGTAACAAAATCTCCGACCTCTGCTCCATGACTTGCATCAGTAACTGTAACTGTTGCTGATCCATCTGTTGTTGTAAAACCTGTAATTGAACCTGTGGCTCTTATCGGTGTAACATCATAAGCAAGTCCTTCCGTATAAATATATAGTTTTCTATCGGTGCCGATGGCCGTGTACCGTACACCATCTAAAGAAGTCCATGCATGCATGTCTCGTGCAACACCAACTAAAGTACTATTAATTAATTTAATCCACCCACCTATTTTTTCTGGTAAGCCATAACGAAAGCGTACCATATCCGAGTCAGTCCAACGTCCTGCAGCTCCGTACTCCGTATCTTGTTTATCGATACCAGGGGCAAATGCTATTTTAGTAAGAGGCATTATGCAATCCTCATAAATCTATATGAAACTTCACCAGCGCCACCAGCACTAGCACTTGATACAGGTTCTGCACCGCCACCACCGCCACCAGATCCTCTTGATCCAGCCGAAGAACTTCCACCTGCTGGGCCACCAGAACCACCTGATACAGCGCCAGGACCTGCATAAGAAGATCCTCCTACTCCACCTGTAATTTGACAGTTATCTCCGCTACAGTTTCCTGGGTTAGTTCCTGCGTTTCCTGATCCGTTAGAATTAAATGTTCCAACAGGGCCAGTATTAAATGTTGTTATATTAAGACCATCAACAGTAGTTCCTGATGTCAAAACTGTACCTGAAATAGTTCCTGTTCCTCCAACACTAGCAAAGTTATTACGTAAAGGTCCTTGCACGCCACCACCAGAGGCAGAGCCTCCTATACCGCCAGCCAAAGAAAAAAGAGAACCTGAACTTGTACCTGAAACTGATGTAGCACCACCACTGCCAGCAGTTTCATTGTATCCATTTCCTGATGCTGTTCCACCAGCACCTGCAGTTACCGTAAGGGTTTCGCCACCTGTTACTGTAAAAACTTTATCAGATATGTAAGCTCCAGAAGAACCACCAGCACCTGCTGATTCACCACCAGCTTTATCATAAGAGGCACCACCTACACCACCAGATCCACCACCTACAGCAAATTGAAAATGAATAGCATTAGCGTTTGCAGGTACAGCGACAGATCCAGTCGTTGTAGAAAAAGAAGCGGGAGTATCAAATAAAGTAAAAACAGTTCGCCATGAACCGCCGTCTTTTACATAAACATTTGAAATTGTTTTGTTGGTAAAAGATGTGCCGTCTCGAACGTAAACTTGAGTTCCAGCATCTGAACTTATTTCACGAAAAGTACCACCATCTTTTACATAAATTGGCATAATCGTTTAACTATATTTGTACCAAATGTCTCCATCAGATCCACCACTTGGTGCAGATGTGCTTACTGTTCTTGTGCCATTAGCATTTGTTCCTGCCGTAGCAGAGATAAAAGCTTGTACATCACTACCAATAGCAACACCTAGGTTTGTTCTTGATGTATCTTTATCAGCCACATCATCTAAGTTTTCTGATTCTTGCATTACGCCAGTAACAGCAGTGCCTGAAAATTTATATTTGATAGATTCATAAGTTGCCATATTACTTCTCCGTTAGTTTCCAACCATAAGTTGCGCCTGAGTATACTAAACTAAAAGCTGCATCTTCGGTTGCTACAGTTAAATCTGCTGTAGCTCCATTAATTTTTAAACTGTTTCTTCCGATTGTTAAATTGTTTGTATCAAATGTACTTGCTAAATCTACAAATCTTACCTCATCTCCTGTAGAAGGAGCTGCTGGTAAAGTAATTGTGAAGGCTCCACCAGTTGTATCAGCAAATATTTTATCTCCACTTAAAGCTGTGTAGGTAGTTGTTTTAGTAACCCATGTGCCACCCGATGTCTGGAGTTCATACCAATTAGTACCATCAGTGGCCAAGAAAACACTTGTTTGAGGATTAATAACATAGGTATTACCTGAAGCACCTAGTCTAGCTGTAACTGTGTAAGTTGTAGCTGCATTTCGTAAAAAATATAATTTTTCTTTTGCTGTAAATTCTACAGTGTGATTGGCTGCCGCATTTGTAAATATAATAGCAGCTTGCCTGTTTTCATTATCTGCTTGTATAGCAGGACCATCTGTGTTTGTTAAAATTGTTGTCGTTCCTGATGATATATCCTTTGTATATACACCAGCTATTGACTGCTCTAATGATTGTGAAAAGTTGTTATTTGTAGTTGTACCCCAAGAATTTGCTTGATCTCCTACCCCTATTAACTCTATCTGTAGTCTGCTTGAATATGTTGACATAATTTACCTACGCTGCATCTCGCCATGTATTTGTAGCAGAATCATCAACATTTGTCCAAGTATTTGTGCCAGAGTCAGGAACTACTTGCCATGCATAAACTGCTTGATCTCCTTGAGCTAGAGTCATAGCTTGGCCTGTTACTTCTACTTTAGCTTCGGCATCAACTGTAACTGTTCCGAGAGCCGTGTTGACTGTTTGACCAGTAGGTAAAACGGTTGCTGAAGCATTTATAATAGATGCTCCAAGAGCTGTTGTCATTGCTTGACCTGTTACCGCTGCTACACTTGTTGTAACTACACTAATTGTTCCTAATGCTGATGTTAAAACCTGTCCTGTTACAGTAGGAGCTGTAATAGCTTCAACTGTAGCTGTTCCTAATGCTGATGTTATATTTTGACCTGTTACCGATACTGGAGTTACAGCATCTACACTGACGGTACCAAGGAACATATCTAAGTCAGGTTCAGCCGAAGCATCAATTGATACTTGACCGCCTGCTGTTACAGCAAATGTTCCTATAACTGCATTTAATCCAAAACCACTAACCGATACTGTAGGATTTGCTACAGCAACCGCTGTTGCTGTCCCTAATGCTGATGTTATTTCTTGTCCTGTTACTGAAGCAACAGAAGTAGTTACAACAGTTTCATCACCAAGGGTAAGATTTAAGTCTTGACCTGTTTCAACAACGGTAGCCCCTGCACCAATAGTTTCTGCTCCTAGAGCTACTGTTAAAGCTTGACCTGTAACAACCGCTATGGCGTCCTGTTTACCTAATGATGATAATGGTCCTTCTGAAAAGGCTAAAATACCTAGAGTCATAAGACTCTATTTTAACTATAAAAAGTGAATTAGTCTACTGTGCTTTTTTATAATACGAAGGTAATCCAAGCATAGGCCTGCCATCAAAAGCATTGCTTTCTTGAAACTGACCCGCTTTATTATTGTAGTGTAAAAATACTTGACCACAGTCTTGACCTTCAAAAGCATCACGCCAATGTTCTAAATCACACCCACTATATACCAGCATATCTCCTGGTTTTAATATGACTTTTTTACCTTTATTACCAAACCCTTCTGTTGGATCTAAGTATATAGGCCATTCATCTCCACCAAGATTTAAGGTGCATGATATTTCACATGATGGTCTATCTTTGTGTCGATGTAGTATATCACCATATTTATAAATTCTTGCATAAGTATAAGTTGGAATTAAATTCATTTTTGTTACTTCCATCATTTTTGGTCGTACTCTTACCATTAATGTTTCCATGACAAGATCTGCATAATGAGAGTAGGTGTCAGGTATTTGACTATCTTTCCACGTTCCCCAACTTTCATCAAAAGGAGATATATACCGTGTATCTTGTAAATGTTTTGCTACTTGTCTTTTATTTAAAAAATACGCATAACAAAAACTAGCAACATCTTTTGATACTGCTCTTTTAACTACTTCGTATTTATCTTTTTCAAAACTCATTTTTTCTCCTCTGTTTTCATAAAACTATTATGTATTGCTTGTATGTTAAAATGTATAAAACGAAACGCTTGATTAGGTCCACCTACAGAGTATTGATGTGTAACGTAAGCAGGCATAATTATTAATGTACCTGGTGTAGGTTTCCAATGTGCTGAATCAGAAGCATAGGTAATTTGTGTTTGATCTTTTTGTGGTAAGGCTGATAACAAAGCAGCGGGCCGTGGGTCGTGTATCACGGGCACGGGACCGTCTTCATCTCTTTTTAAATACAAAAATCCTGATACATGATTATTAGGATGAACATGC